ATGGCCCAAGATTATCATCACGGCGTGCGCGTGCAGGAAATCAACGCAGGCACCCGCACCATTACCACCGTCAGCACTGCCATTGTCGGCATGGTCTGTACGGGGGATGATGCTGACCCCAATACCTTTCCCCTAAACACTCCGGTCTTGTTAACCGATGTCCTTACCGCCAGCGGCAAGGCCGGCGAAACCGGAACGCTATTCCATGCCTTGCGGGCGATTGCCGATCAGGCCAAACCCGTAACCGTAGTGGTGCGTGTCGCCCAGGGCGAAACCGAAGCCGAAACCACGTCCAATATCATTGGCCGCGTCACCGATGAGGGCAAAAAAACCGGCATGCAGGCGTTATTGGCCGCACAAGGTCAGCTGGGTGTTAAGCCGCGTATTCTCGGTGTGCCCGGTCACGATACCCAGCCCGTGGCCGAGGCGCTGGCCGGCATTGCCGAGAAACTGAAAGCCATGGCGTATGTGAGCGCTTATGGCTGCAAAAAAATCGAAGAAGTTATCAACTATCGTAAAAACTTCAAGTATCGTGAGCTGATGCTGATTTGGCCGGACTTCCTGAGCTGGGATACCGTGATCAGCCGTGAAGCTGTTGCTTATGCCACAGCACGGGCATTAGGCTTGCGGGCGAAAATCGACGAGGAAACCGGCTGGCACAAAACCCTGTCCAACGTGGGCGTCAATGGGGTGACCGGCATTTCAGCGGATGTCTTCTGGGATTTACAGGACGTCGCCACCGACGCCAACCTGCTCAACCAGAACGACGTGACCACGCTGATCCGCAAAGACGGATTTCGTTTCTGGGGTTCCCGCACCTGCTCCGATGATCCGCTGTTCCAGTTTGAAAGCTACACCCGCACCGCCCAGGTGCTGGCTGACACGATGGCCGAGGCTCATATGTGGGCTATCGATAAACCGCTGACGCCCTCGCTGGTGCGTGACATTATCGAAGGCATCAACGCCAAGCTGCGTGAACTCAAATCTAACGGCTACCTGATTGACGGCCAATGCTGGTATGACGAAAGCGCCAACAGCAAGGACACCCTGAAAGCCGGCAAGCTCTATATCGACTATAACTACACCCCGGTGCCGCCACTGGAAAACCTGCTGCTGCGCCAGCGCATTACTGACCAGTACCTGATGAACTTCGCCAACAGCATTAACAGCTAAGGGGCTGCATATGGCATTACCACGCAAACTGAAATACTTAAACCTCTTCAATGACGGCAACAATTACGTTGGGATTGTCGAAGAACTGACGTTACCCAAACTGGGTCGCAAGCTCGAAGCCTATCGCGGCGGCGGAATGCCCGGCACGGCGAACGTCGATTTGGGGCTGGATGACGGCGCACTGGATGCCGAATTTACGTTAGGCGGGGTTGACGCCCAGCTCTACAAACAGTGGGGCATTGATAAAGTCGATGGCGTGGCCCTGCGTTTCAATGGCTCTTTCCAGCGTGACGATACCGGCGAAGTGATTGCCATCGAGGTCGTCATGCGCGGGCGATTTTCCGAATTTGACCACGGCAGCTACAAACAGGGTGACAACACCCAGACTAAGGTCAGCGCCAAAAATACTTACTTTAAACTGACGTGGGACGGGGAAGTGCTGGTCGAAATCGACACCGTAAATATGGTGGAAATCGTCGGCGGCGTTGACCGTCTCGAAGCGCATCGCCGTGCTATTGGCCTGTAAATATTAACCTTTTTCATCTGAGGAGCTTTTATCATGACCGAACAAACCCCTGTTACCCTGCCTGAACAGGCCTCCGTCACACTGGAAGAGCCGATTATACGGGGTGCTACCACCATTACGGACGTGATTGTGCGCAAGCCTAACAGTGGTGCCCTGCGCGGTGCCCGCCTGCAAGCCCTGATGGAGATGGACGTAGACTCCATGATGCTGGTGTTACCCCGCGTCACCGCGCCGGCGTTGACCAAAGGCGATTTGCTGCTGATGTCACCGGGCGACCTGATTAACCTGAGTATCGAGGTGGTCAGTTTTTTGCTGCCGAAGTCGGTGAAGTCCGATTTCCAGACCAACTAACCGTTGATGAACTGGTGGCAGACATTGCCACCGTCTTTCACTGGTCGCCTGCCGTAACCGCTGACATGCCCCTGCCGGAGCTGCTGGAATGGCGTTACCGGGCAATGAAGCGGAGTGGTGCCGATGAGTGACCGAAATTTACGCCTGCAAGTGATCTTAAGCGCCGTGGATAAACTGACGCGGCCCTTTAAAGGTGCGCAGGCAGCCAATAAACGGCTGGCGGAGACCCTCAAACAGTCCCGCCAGCAATTGCGGGATCTGAACCAGCAGGCCGGCAGGATTGATGGTTTCCGCAAGACCAAGCGCCAACTGACAGAAACCCAGCAGGCTTACCGCAGCGCGACTGAACGCGTAGCGGCACTGAGCCGTACCCTCAATACCAGCGCCAGCCCGACACAAGCCCAAGTCCGCCAACTCCAGCAAGCCACCAATGCCGCTGCCCAACTCAAGGAAAAAACCCAAGCCTTAAGCCAGTCTCTGCAACGCCAGCGCGATGCCTTGCGCGCCAGCGGGATTGCTACCAACCAGCTTGGGCAGGCGCAGCGGCGCATCCATGCCGATATCAGTCGCACAACCAATGCACTCCAGCAACAACAGCAGCAACTGGAACGGTTGAGTCAACAGGAAAAACGACTGGCGGCAGCTCGTTCTCGCCATCAGAAAATGAAAGATGTGCGCAATCAGATGGCAGGGACAGGTGCCACAGTTATAGCTACAGGTGCTGCCGCGCTTTTGGGTACCAAGCGGGTAATGCTGCCGGGTTATGATTTTGAAGTGGGAATGTCGAATGTACAGGCGTTAACCCGTCTAGATAAGAACGATCCACAATTAAAAGTATTACGGGAGCAGGCACGGCATTTAGGGGCAACAACCAGTTTTACGGCGAATGATGTCGCAGGCGGAATGGGATTTCTGGCAATGGCAGGTTATGACCCTGACAAGATTCAAAAGTCTATGCCTGCCATGTTGGACTTAGCAAAAGCGGCGGGTATGAATGACTCACTGGCTGAGGTGGCTGATATTGCCTCCAATATCCAGAGTGCTTACAAAATTCCCGCCGATGAAATGAAACGAGTTGCGGATGTCCTGACTTACGGTTTTACCACCTCTAACACTGATTTACGTATGTTGGGGGAAACCATGAAATATGTTGGCCCGGCTGCCCAGTCAGCAGGTCAGGATTTTGAGTCGGTGGTAGCTTCTGTTGGGCTATTAGGGAATGTGGGGATACAAGGTTCGCAGGCAGGAACCTCGTTAAGAATGGCGCTGTTGCGTCTGGCTGCTCAGCCCAAAGCGGCCAAGAAGGCGCTCGATGCATTGAATGTTACTATTGCGGACAGCAGTGGAAAAATGCGGGCCATGCCGAAGATACTGTCTGATTTGGAATCTGCTTTTAAAAAACGGGGCATTGGTGGCGTCGGTAATGCGAAGAAAATTGCGTTTGTTAAAGATATTTTTGGGGTTGAAGCCTCATCCGCCATGCTTGAACTACTGGATAAGCAAGGCGAGATAGATCCTGAAAAACGTATTGATGCATATATCAAAAAAATTCATGAGCAGGATAATACGGCCAGTCAGGTGGCTAAAGCGAAAGCCGACAATATGGATGGGGATATCAAAAACCTGCGTTCAGCCTGGGAAGATGTTGGAATTACTTTATATGATTCAGTCAGGGAGCCGTTAAGGGATATTTTTCAGAAAGCCACCGATATTATGCGTTCCATCGGTGAATGGGCTAAGGCTAACCCCGAATTGACTAAAAAATTAGCCATGATTGCCATTGGAGTGGGCGTTATCTTAACAGCCTTTGGGGCGATTACGTTGGCCTTAGCCGCATTGTTAGGGCCGTTAGCTGTCGTTAAGTTTAGTCTGAGCGTGCTGGGTATCAAGGGAGCCGGTTCTGTCCTGAAACTTGGGAAGGCCTTTTCTGCTGTCGGTAAGGTGCTGTCGTGGTTACGGGTGTTGGTGCTGACGAACCCCTTGTTATTGATCATTGGCCTGATTGCTCTGGGCGCCTATCTGATTTGGAAAAACTGGGACAAGCTGGGGCCGTGGTTTAAAAAATTGTGGGATAACATTTCAAACTACGTTTCTACGGCATGGGCCAGCATTAAACAAAAGATCCTGAGCAAGTGGGCCGAAATTAAGGCCGACATTTTAGCCCGATGGGACACCATCAAAACGTACATTTCGAATAAATGGCATGAAATTGTCGAGAACGCCAAGAAACTGCCGGGGCGGTTTAAAAAATTCGGTGCCGATATGATTGAAAAACTGATCAACGGCATTAAAGAAAAATGGAAAGCGTTAAAACAAAATGTCACTGAGCTGGGGGCACAAATTAAGGACGCAGTAACACCGGATTTTGTGAAAGAACAGACGCAAAAGTCGGGCGTGAAACAAGCACTGGATGCCTATAACGACGCCACCCGCCCCCACGCTAACCCCCTCGCCGCCTTTTCCGGTGCCCATGATACCGGCGGTTATATTCCGGCGGGGAAATTTGGCCTGGTCGGTGAATACGGCCCTGAGCTGATAAACGGCCCAGCCCGCGTGACCAGCCGCCGGCAAACGGCGACACTGGCCCGCATGGCCGCTGCCGCGCTGTCGATGGGCGCATCCACGGTCAGCGCCCAACAAGCCCCGTTGCATCCCTACAGTCTGCCGGCCGCCCAATACCAGAGCGCAGGGGTCACGGTGATAAATCAACATCAACGCAGTGAGCGTCCTGCCTGTGAAATCCATATTCACCCCACACCGGCCCAATCGGCGCAGGATATCGCTCAGGCGGTTGCCCGTGAAATGGATCGCCGTGAACAACAACAACGTGCCCGCGCCCGCAGCGCCTTTGCTGACAGAGAGGAGTATTAACGATGATGGCCGCCCTGGGTTTATTTGTTTTTATGCTGAAAACCACCCCCTACCAGAGCCTGCAACACCAGCAGTCTTGGCGCTACGGCTTCAATAACCGGATTGGTGCCCGCCCCGCCTTCCAGTTTATCGGGCCAAACAATGACACCATCACCTTATCCGGTTCGTTATACCCGGAAATCACGGGGGGCCGGTTATCGCTGCTGGCGTTACAACTGATGGCTGACAGTGGCAAAGCCTGGTCATTTCTGGATGGTCAGGGCACCATTTACGGCATGTTTATTATCGAGAGCCTGGATCAGACCAAAACGGAATTCTTTGCCGACGGGGCCGCTAAAAAAATCGACTTTACCGTCACCTTGCGTCGTGTGGATGAAAATCTGGGAAAAATGTTCGGGGATCTGGGTACGCAACTGAACGACCTGAAAATCAGTGCGACCGATATATTAGGCAGCATTAAAACAGCGGCTACCGATAAAATTACAGGATTATTCCCATGATATCATTACCAAAGCTGGACTGGGTAACCGGCAACGCTAACTCGCCTGTCTATGTGCTGAGTGCGGGTGACAGCAATATCAATGCCCGTATCCAGGACAGGTTGATTTCCCTGAGCCTGACCGATAACCGCGGCTTTGAGGCAGATCAGCTCGATATTGAGCTGGATGACAGTGACGGCCTGTTATCGTTGCCACCCCGTGGCACAGAGCTTTCCCTGCATCTGGGCTGGCAGGGCGAAGCACTTATCCATAAGGGCAAGTTTATTGTGGATGAAATCGAATACAGCGGCCCACCGGATAAAGTGACGGTTCGTGCCCGCAGTGCTGATTTTCGGGCGACCCTGAATATCAGCCGTGAGTTGTCCTACCACCAAAAAACCATTAGCGATATTGTGCGCACTATTGCCACGCGTAACAACCTCAAGCCGGAAGTGGAAGAAATACTGGCCGCTATCGCAATAAAGCATATTGATCAGACCAACGAATCCGACGGCAGCTTTTTAACCCGGCTGGCCAAACAGGAGGGAGCTATTGCCGCGGTTAAAAACGGTTACCTGTTGTTTATGCGGCGGGGGCAAAACCAGACAGTGAGTGGCCGCCCGTTGCCAGTGGTTATGATTACCCGTCAGTCGGGGGATAGCTACCGGTTCTCGCTGGCAGACCGCAGCGCCTATACCGGTGTATCGGCCAGTTGGCTGAATACCCGTGAGCCACAGAAAAAAGAGCAGGTCACTGTTAAGCGCAAGCGGCGTCAATCCCACAAGACCAGCCAGCCGAAAAAAGAGGAAAAACAGGGAGAATATCTGGTCGGCAGTGAGGGAAATGTGTTGGTGTTGAAACACACCTATGCCTATAGATCAACGGCTGAGCGTGCCGCAAAAGCGGAATGGGAAAAAATCCAGCGTGGTGTAGCGTCGTTTTCCATTCAACTGGCGAAAGGACGGCCGGAGCTGTTCCCTGAAATGAAAGTTCGGGTGATCGGTTTTAAACCGCAGATTGACCAGGCAGACTGGACATTGGTCACGGTGACGCATACCTTAAATGACAGTGGGTTAACATCATCGTTAGAACTGGAAGTGAAAATTTCGGATGCTGACATGGGCGCTTGATTTGCTATAATCACGCTATTGCCTAACAAAGCTGGCAGTCATTTTCAATAAGGCACCTCATATTATGATGAAATGCCCCCTTTGCCATCATGTTGCACACACTCGCAGCAGTTTTGAACACACCGCCGAAACCAAAGAACGTTACAACCAGTGCCAGAATATCAATTGTGGTGCCACATTCGTCAGTCATGAAACCTTTGTCCGTTGGGTGGCTAAACCCAACTTGATTGAATTCGCCCAGCCCCACCCTACGAATGGTCAACAAACGGTAATGTGTTTTGATAATCCCTGA